GATGATTATATGGGTTATGTACTAGGAGAATCCTTAGACAATAACGAACAAGAATATTTAATGGGAGCTTTGGAATCAGATCCAAGGCTCAGTGAAATTTTTGATAAAGTTGTAATGACTGCATCAGAATTTTCTGGGGCTGGAAAAGTTGAAGGCCCCGGAGATGGTGTATCAGATTCAATCCCTGCACGATTAAGTGACGGAGAATTTGTTATTACCGAAAAAGCCACCAATCAACTGGGCGCTGATAACCTGCAAACAATGATGGATGCAGCAGAGCGTGAAGCAGATTATAAAGGTGGCTATTAACTGCGAAAAGCGATAGGAGGACTCTTGGCAAAAAACACAATGCCTGAAGAGGATGAAAAAGAAATGCAATCTTTAGGCTTGCCTGATATGGAAAAAGAAATAAATAAATCCATGTTAGGCGCTAATAGAATGCCGAGTATATCGCCTTTCGCTTAATAAAGTACGGCTACCTTGTAGTGACAAGCCCCAAATTTTTAAAAGACGTTTTAAATTGGCTACCTTGCAAGAAACAAGCCCCGTAGAAAAGGAGAGCAGTAATGTCCGAACAACAACTAGAGGAGCAACAACCTAACCCATATAACATGAAAAAGGCTTGGCATACGCCAGATGGCCCTCGTCAGCCTAAAGCTGACACATTGTTTTATGAAGAAGAAGCTCCTGTTCAAAAGGCTACCCGCAGAAAAGAAGCGGCCCCTTCTGACGAAGAAGAAACCACAACTAATTATAAAAAAAGGTATGACGATTTAAAGAAACATTATGATCAGAAACTTTCTGAATTTAAACGTAAAGAGCAAGAACTTTTAGAGCAGGCGCAAGCAGCTCAACCACAGTATCAAGCTCCTAAATCTGAAGAAGACTTAGCACGTTTTAGAGAAGAATATCCTGATTTATATGATACGGTAGAAACTGTAGCACACATGCGAAGCCAACAAGAAGTGGAAGCTTTGCGATCTAAACTTTCTGTTATTGAACAACGGGAAGCAGAGATTGCAGCGCGAGAAGCTGAGGCTGCGTTGAAAGAAAGGCATCCTGACTTTGATGAAATTAGAGGAGACGATGGTTTTCATGAGTGGGCGCAGGAGCAACCGGATCAAATTCAAGATTGGATCTATAACAATCCTGATAATGTTACTTTAGCTGTTAAAGCTTTAGATCTTTATAAATTAGAAACTGGTAAAGGACACTCTGCAAAAACTAAAGGTCGTCCAAAAAAAGAACCACAAGAAGGTTCTGCTGCTGATATTGTATCTACTAAAACAACAAATGTAGATGCTAAACAGGCAAAAATTTGGACAGAAAGCGAAATCGCCAAGATGTCCTTAGATCAATTTGATAAGTACGAAGAAGAAATTCGTGAAGCTCTTATTGAAGGACGTGTTGTGCGAGGCTAAACTTTTCTACTTAGGAGATATTTAAAATGGCACAAAATACATCAGATCAAGGGTTTGAATTTGCAACAACCCCAACTAACTTTGCGGGATCAACTAACTGGCTACCTCAGTTATATTCCAAGCAAGTACTCAACTTTTTCCGTAAAGCTTCTGTAGTAGAAGCAATTACCAATACGGATTATGCAGGTGAAATTTCTGGTTACGGTGATACCGTTAAAATCATTAAAGAACCTGTAATCACTGTTGATCAGTACGAGCGTGGACAAGACGCTGCTAAAACTAACTTAACCGACACTGAAATTACGATGGTCGTAGATATCGCTAACGCTTTTAAATTCATCGTTGATGATATTGAAACGCAAATGTCTCACATTAATTTCCGTGACGTTGCTACTTCATCTGCTGCTTACGCTTTGCGTGATGCTTTTGATGTAGGCGTATTGGCTAAGATGTTTGCTGGCGTATCTGCTTCTGGCCCAGACCATATTATTGGTGCTGATGCTGCTGCTGGTACAGGCGGTGTAGCAGAAACTACTGCTTCTGTTGACCTTCTTGGTTCAGATGGTGACGGTGTTGACGCAATCGACCTTATGGCACGTA